TGGTGCTTGTTGTTTCATGTCTCCTTCGCATTCGTGGATCAGATCGTCTTCATCTTCCCAATAAACGGACGTGTATCCGCAGTCTCGGCAACGGGCGTATGGTTGTCCGGCGAAATGGCTTCGACCGTATTCCATTGTTTCTAACATCACACTCTCCCAAGTGTCACCCCGATCATGTCGGGCTGACATCAGTATGGGGCAGCTGAATCAGAATGTCAAGTCTTTTCTCCAACATTCCAAAAGAATGTCAAGCTCGAAATCTGACCATCCTTTGAGTGGCATGTCGCCAGGTAGTAGTGGGTCCGGGTAGTCGAACAGTGTCATAGTTTTCGCCACACACGGATCGGGCGGGCGTGGCAGGCGACGCGATGCGATGGACGGTATTCGGCGGTTGCAGCGATGAGATTGTCGGTAGCGGCCTGCCTGAGGATCGCGCCCAACGCTCGTGGTTCACGGGGTGTCGGTAGCCCGCGGTCCTCTAATGCTTGCCAGATGTCGTCGCTAGTGAACGTGTCGGTAGCGAAGTCGAGGATGATTGCCCATACTTCGGTTGCCCATTGTGTGTCGGTAGCAGCCGAAACTTTTGCGAGCGCTTCATCACGGGCATCGGTAGCGGCGATCAGATCGAGCAGGTTCATGGTTGTCTCCCTTTTCTATTTCCAACCGATACTGGATGCCCGCCACAACGCCGCAGGATTGTTCGCCTCAACCAGTTCTTTGTCTTGCTGCTGTTCGTACAAGCGGATCACATGGACACAGATGTCATCCCCGTCACCGAAAGAAACATCCTCTTGTTCCGTTGTTGGCAGCCCGTCATGGGTGTAACAAACTGGTGCAGTGCAGAACCCGTTAGCCCACCCGTATTCCAGCCATTCCTCAATGTTCATTGTTGTCTCCCTTGTTTCTTTTCCATCTCGTAAGTGCGACCGATGTGCTCCTCAGGGTTAGAGCAAGTGGGTGGTTCGCTCGCGTGAACAAACAAGGTGACTGAGTATCCGCATTCGGGGCAACGCCACCGTTCAGAATAACGCATTGACCATCTCCTCCGTTTCTTTCTTCGCTTGCTCCGCCTCAGCTTTCGTGCATGGGCAGCGTCGCACTTGGTGGTACACCCAGTCGGGGCGTTCCTCAATGATGGTGTATCCGGCGTCTAGCCAGCCGTTGAAGTCACAGTCTTTGCAACCAAACTTTTGTTTCTTGCCGCCCCGCATCTCGTATTTGAACATGTGTTCGACTTGGGCGAGGTTCGGGAACTTCGGCAAGTTCTTACATAGTTCCAGGACTTTGCGTGCTTGTTCATCGGTGGCGTCTAACAGGGTTTCGCTGTGCCGCCATCCTGATTTGAGGGTGTTGCGTCCGATGTTGTCGGTCGGGAAGAACGAGCAGAGTCGGTCAATGAACAGTTCGATTCGTTCCCCGATCATGCCACCACCTCCTGCCGTGCGTGAAGTTCACTGCCCCGTAGCAGACGGCGGCGAACACGAACCCGTACTGTTTTGTCGTGAACCCGTAAATGAGCCATAAGCATTCGTTTATGAATGCGAGCCACCATCCCCACCATCGGTATCTGCCGATACTGAACAAGGCGATAACGCCGAGTGTTCCAAGCAGCCATGACCAAGCCCCTCCCATTCTGTTTAGAGTTCAATGCCTTGCTGAATGTGTAACCGCAACCTGTCCACCGTCGCAGTAGCAGCAGCCAGCCTGCCTTTCATCTTGTCCAGCTCGACAGCGAGCGACGCGGCAGCATCCCGCAGATTGTCACGCTCCTCACGCAACAAGCCGTTCGCCTGCGTCAGATCATCTATCTGTTCCTGCAACATCTCGATCTCAAACTGCTTTTCGTTCATGACGCAACGCCTTCCTCTCTAACGGTGTCAACCCGCCCCAAATACCGAACGGAATAAGGTTATCCATAGCGAACGTCAAACATTCGGATTTCACCATGCACCGAGCACAAGTCTCACGTGCCTGTCGAATCCTCTCTTTGTTCTCCCTGTCCTGCGACGGCTCCGGATAAAAGATTTCTGGCCCCATCCCCTGACAAGCAGCATCCCATTTCCATTCGCTAGTCCGGTTATTCAACTCCCAGACGATGCCATCCATCGTTCCCATTAGTTCCTCCCATAGTTCAAGATCATCCCCGTAGGGGTCTACATGCTCCAATGTCCTAGCCCACCATTCTGATACAGGTAGCGGGCGACAGCCAAATTGCAGTGAACATCAGTCAACGCTGAATTGACACGGTAACGGGGCACTTTACAAACATTAGATGTGACGGTAATCCAGCTGCCTTGGATTTGCAATAGGCCAACATCAGGTTGACCTGTCCAACGGACAGCCGAAACCGACTTCGGGTTGCATCGAGATTCACGCCACGCGATGTACGAAAACACGCGGGGTGGCAGCCCGTACTCCCTGAACAGGGGGATCCATTGGGGGCAGCGCATCGTTCGATCCCGTGGGATGGATGCCCGTTTCACATCATCTTTCGGGGTGGCTGACGCAGCGACCCGTGCTGGCCCGCTTACGAGAACCCCAACCAGTAGTACGGCTAATAGCCGTGAGATAACTCTCATTGGTTCCTCCAAACCCTAGCAGATTTTCCCTATCCCAATAGGGCTAACAGTTCTGCGAACTCGTCAAGCGACATCAACACGATACCGTCAGACGAGCCGTCCGGCATAGCGATCATCGCGAAAGGACGAATGTCTCCCAACGATTTCGATGCTTCAGATTGCGAACGAGCAGCCAAGAAACGCGTAAAGATCGGAGCCACTTGGCTGCCTGCTTTGACTTCGACACGAAACATGCCGCCCCAATGTTCTTCGTGGCGAGTGCCCGCGTTACCTGTAGCAGCAAGACCAAGTTTCTTTCGGGCGATGCGAGCCTTGTTATCACCTTTAGTTCGGTTCCGTTTGCCGCGAGCAACAGGGTCACCGCATCCTTTGATCCGCCGTCGACCGTCACGATGCGCACGTCCCAAAGTTCCGAACTTAGGGCAGCCAGCGACATTGCATTTCTCTTGGTTGCCTTCACATTCACCCTTCCGTTCGTCCAAGGTAAGTCCTTTCAAATGATCTGATCGCCTGCTTGACGGGATGTGTCTCGACCAGTTGTCGCATCAGGTCTGCGTCCTGCACCAGACAGGTGTACATCTCGACGAGTGCGTCAAACACTTCGCTGATGTCAGCCTCAACCTGATCCAGTCGGTCGTGCAAGATGCTCATGACTTGTTGAACTGGTCGATCACGGTTGACGCGTCACCCTTGGACAAGTCATCCAGTTTGCTGATTTCCCTACCGATGTACGCGCCGATCACTTCCAGCATCTCATCGTTATTCAACTCCTTACCTTTGGCGAGAGCACGGATCATCCCTAACTGTTTCGGAGAAGCCGGAGCACCAGGCTCCTTGATCTGCGGCTTGCCTTTGCCAGCAGGATGCCGTTGAACTGAGGGCTGTACTTCCTCACCGTTGAACAGCTCGACCACGGTAGCGACCGCCTCGTCCACGGTTTTGTGGTTGCCAGTGAACTCTTTCAAGTCAGCGAACGAAGCACGCAACTTCGGCATGTCCGACTCATGCAGATCACCGAGTGTCACACCAGCGTTGCTAGCCACCTGATCGGGGTCAAGTCCAGCGTCAGCGCACGCCTTCTTGAACCGTTCAATGTTGTCAGCCGACACCTTCGGGTTCGTGTCACGCACAGGAGCAGGCTTTGATGGGGCGGAGGGCGCTACATCTTCCCACTCCTGCTTCGTCCACAGTGACAGGCAGATACCGAACCGCATCGCAGCATTACGAATGAAGTCTGAGATCAACTCCTTCAACAGGTCAGGCTTGTTGTGCATGACTGAGCCGACACCCAAGCGTCGGACACCACACAACGTAAGCCAGCCAGCCATGTGCGCCATCCCGTTCTCCACCCTGTACGCGGGCAGACCATCCGTATCAAATGCGCATGGTTCCCACGTCCACTCAGGGTCAATCTCAATCAGCATCTTCGTCACATCGGCGTGACCAACGAAGTCCAGTTGGATGCCGCCCTTCGGCAGCTTCCCAACGATTGACTTGTCAGGCACCCCGTACTTGTGGATGATTTCTTCTAGTTTCATTTCGCCTCCTTAGCGATGATCCGCATGGTGCGGAACCTGGTTGTTTTCTTGAACTTCTCATACAGGGCAGGATGCTCAACTTGGAATGCTTTGCTGTCGAACGAGGTTCGCTCACTGTTCTTCCAAGACACTACGGTGGTGCCACTGATGGAACCGTACTCACAGTCCTGCAACATCATCGCAATCTCACCCTTGATCTGCTCCTCGACGGCTTCGGCCTGCTTCTTTTGTTCCCGAGCCAACGCCAACCTCTCCAACGAGTCCATGACGCTGTGATCCAAGATAACGGTGTTCTCGTATCCCTCGGGGTACATAGCGACGGCATTGTCATAGGTGGGGTCGGCACCTTCCGGCATCATCCCAACATCTATGAAACCGAGGAACTCTCGTACCTTGTCAATGTGCTGTTGACGTTCATCGGACGAGACGGTCTGTGTGTAGAAATGCAGTTGGAGATCCGAGTCAAAAACGATCCACTCAATAGCGTTCACATCACAGCAGATCGCCTGCTGTACGCCCTGCCAATACCAATAGCGAGGCAACTGTCCTTGCCAGCGCTTGTTGTAAGTTTTGAGTTCGTAGACCTGCGACCCAGCCATCCCGTCTATCGTGGATAACAGACGCACTCCAGGCTCCTCGTAGCAGAACAGTTCTTTTGGTTCGGTGATTGTCACCCCAAGGATTTCACCTGCCCATCGGAGCAGTGGTTCTTCGAGGATGGTGCCGCGACGCATCGCATCGTTTTGCTCCTTGGGTTCCGGTGGCTGCTTGGCGAGCAGCTCAACTGCTAGATCGGCCATGCTGGTGTACTTATGTTCACCGTGTACGGCTGCTGCGACTGAGGCGGTGACCCGCTTCTCGCCTTTCTCGTTCGCCCAACGAACGTTCAACCAGTCTTGGCTGCCGTGCGCAGGCTTAGGTGTCGTGTAATGGTTCCGCATTGATGTCTCCTTTCGACGCGGTAAGTAAACCCTATCGGTGTAACAGGGTTAGATCAAGTCATCATCCTTATAGGACGGTTGTTCCAACACAGTGATTTCTCGCACCATGCCAGTCGGTATGTGCACAGGCATCCCAACGGTCTGCATGTCTTCGGCCTCGTCAGGGAAGTAGCTGTTCACCAGCGTTAGATACCCTTTCAAACAGTCAGGCCAAAGATACCCAACGGTAACAACCAACGCTTTCGTTGGCTTATAGTGGGCGATGTCAGTCCAACCGTTCTCACCATCGAACGCGTCCTCCCATAGGACAGAGACGAGCGCCCACGGGCATTTCATTACGCAAGCCACACGTTGTATTCGGATGTCACCCTGCCCTTCACAGGGTCAACGAAATGAAGTCGCTGTGACGGGTTGGATGTGGCGGCAATGAACTCTCGGGCGTACTCGTTGTGTGACTCGGGTGATCCGGTGACGAACACGCGTCCACCGTTAGCCATCGTCAACGTCATCGGGGTATGGAAATGACCCAT